CCATTGCATTATTTACTACTTCTGATATCTGGCGAGGCTCGGCACCACTATAAGGAAGTACGCGGTATTGACTCAACGCATCCCTCCTGCCTTGATATCTAAATCTACTCCTACAGCACTTGTATAATTTCCACTAGGAAGAACTTTGATTCTGTGATACCTTCCATGCGATCTTACAGAACATCTATTTTCTGCATCAGCTTGCGCAACAGTTCCAAAAGCAATTGCACCATCTAATCTTGCTCTGCTTGCAACCGATACATTTGCAGTACCGCCATCAATCTGCGGTTTTGCCAAAGTAATGATGGAGTTCTGACTAACTAAGTCTCCCGTTACAATTTCTGCTCCAGAGTTTGCTCCACTAAAAGCAACAATCTTTGCATCCTGTACGCCGGCAAGTAATGTATTATCTGCCACCCAAAAACGATCATCTAAACTAATTCCCAAATCATCAATACTAGAAGAATAATTATCCAAACTCTCTAAGGTAATTCCTTCTGTCTCCACACTAGAGATAAAATCTGCGGTGGTCTCTCCTCTACTCCATTTTTGAATCTGCCAGTTATAAATAATGATGGATTGCGCAGAAGAGTTATTCGTATATAACCAAAATACACACCTTCTTACAGGGTCAACTGCTACGCTCATATTATTTAAAAGAGCAAGTTCTGCATCATTAAAGAAGAATCGATCTACTTTTTCTGCACCGATGGGAATGACCTTTGTTCCATCGCACATATAAAAACCATCATCACTCAAAAAGAATGAGAGATTTCCATATTGAGCAATCGATTTTGGCTCCAAACATCCCAGTCCTCTACTAATTGTATCGAACTGAAAATATAGTGGAGCACCTGCATAAGTCATCCGAGAAATACTTTTTTGTAAAAAGATTAATCCAAACTCGCCTCCTGTAATTCCCTGAATGTTTCCACCATCGGCAATATCTTGGGTATCACTCTGAGAAGTTGGACCTGGAACCCAGTCTGTCTCATCATTAATATCTGACCAAAGAACTCTGTTTGGAAATTCATTGGTTCTTCCACAAACTACAAAGTCTCTGACAACACTTACAAAATGCGCAGTCGGAGCAGCACTTGCCACATCTGCAAAGTTACTACTTGTCCCCAGTGTATAGGCTTGCAAAATCTCTTCTCCGTTTGCCGCTAATACAACCTTACCGAACTGGGCAGAAGACCATCTGCCGGTCTCTGATGCGCTGTAATTGCCTGCCTGAGAGATATTTGTGAGATTTAAGTTTGATGAGGAATACTCAAATATTTTTGTACTAGATGTAGCAAAAACTTTCGTTGTACTTCCAAATCTTCCACTAAATAATCCATTCAAATTATCACTGGCATCGTTACTAATATTCGATACCGATGGCAGCGGACCATAGCCGATTTGATTCGGGATTACATTAAAAGCATCTACTAGGGCACCTGCTACCGGTGGTTGATCTGGCAACCATTCTCCAAAGGAAATCTTTTCCATTAGTTTGATACACTCATCGTCATAGGATTGCCGGAGTATTCTGCCGCATCATCAGAAGCAGTAAGATTATTCTTGGCTCGGTCATACAGACTTGCCCATACAGCTAACCTTTGATCATTCATTAAAAACGGTTCTGCCTCTCCCAGAGAAGCATATAAAAGCGCATCTGGCGCAGTTACTAAAAAGGTATTACTTGTATTACTGTCGCTTAGAAAATCCGGTGCTGCGTAGTATAGTAGTTCTGCACTATAACTTGTATCCGGTGATGGTCCAAAGACAAAGTTATCTCCGGTCATTGTAAAAAATACCGGCTGTCCACTCTCTGACGGCCTTCCATTTCGATAAAAAAATGTCGGTGCCAGATAATCGAGTTGACCAATAGGAGTTGTATCCAAATGGAGTTCGCGCAGTTCTAAAAAATCCGATGGCAAAGCAACGGTCTGACTAGATACCGTCAACGTTGTCTGCGTTAGCATTTGGCGCAAACGCAAATCCCTTCGCAAACGAATCTCACCGAGTTTAATGAAGTCTGTAATCTGAGACGATAAATCATCTCTAGCTAAGTAATTTGCTGTAAGAGACTGCAATTCTGCATAGGTTGAAAAAGCCATTATACTTGTCCGGTTCTAGTTCGAAAGAATCGATTGTCTCCATCGTTTAACCATGCCTTGAACTTTTTTTCATCCATGACACGAAATCCCTGGAGAATCTTCTTTTTATTTAAATCATCAATTACTGCTAAAGGAATCGATGCAATCTTGTTTCCTAATAATTCATCCGACCATCTGGCGCGTTCATCATACAAGTTGTATTCCTTTTTGTTTTTTTCAACAATGTCGGTAACATCTTGCGTTTCCGTAATGATTAGGCCGCCCTCACCGTCTGGATGATAGGTTGTTTTTTTTATTTCCATGTTTTTTTTTATTTCAAAAGGAAAGAGGGGTTCATTCTAGGTAACACATCTTATGGAGTAATATATGAAAACAGAATAACCCCCTCTAAATACAACTTACGCTAAGTCTGCAACTATGCCATGGGCACCTTCATTTAGCACGGCAAGGCTATATTCGGCCACGATTTGGGTCTTTTCTGCCTGATCTCCTGCTATTGCTAAAGAATTGGTTTCGAACGGTCTCAGATATGCTACTTCTGCATATTCTGGATCGAGAACCAAGGCTATATCATCTGCCGAGTTTCCAGATAGCATAAATCGATTCGGAACAACGGATATCGTTCCAAAATCAGACATATACACATCTGCCGCACCTACAATCGTCGTAGGCTGATCGGCAGGAGCCATATACCTCTGAGCCGCAATTCCTGCAAAACCCGAAACCGTTTGCTTATGGGCAGGCGTAACCATCAAAATCGATGGGTCTCCACCGGACTCATAAACCTGCTTAACAACGGACTTTAACAATGTCTCTGTAAAGGCTCTTTCTGCTCCATCTACAGTTCCATCTACCCGTGCAGTTGTACCGAGGTTTCCTGCGGTTCCTGCACTAGCAAATTCGCCATTGGTATTAATCCATGTCTGCAACCCACCGAGTGTTCTGGCAGCGGCCGCACTACCTGCATCTGCTACCTGATTACTCAATAAAATTGCTTCCATATCACGCTTGATCTCTTTTGCATTATGTTAAGTATGATTCGTTAGTTCATACCCACCGTCAAACGGTGCTTTATATTTCTATAAAGATCAGACTATATCATCAACCCTCTCAAGGGTTGCAGGGTGCTTCGGACCACTTGGCCCTACGGATGAAATCCTAGTCGTTGAACCTTCCGATTACTCGGCTCGGCTACTGATTGCCTTCGTCTTTACGTTAAGGTGTCCCAGTAATTCTCCCTGTTTGCATCTATCCATTACTGAATAGTGGCTCCAAAATTTAAAGCTTTTGCAAGTTGATAAGCCTGCTCAGACTTTCTTCCTGCTTTATCTACTGCCTCAAGTGTTCTTGATACAGAGATGGTCTTCTGCGAGATTTGGCATCGATTGCTAAGACGTGTGGTTGCAGAAAGTGTAGCTGTAGAAGCATCTGCGCCCTCTATTGCCGCGTTGCTTACATTTACAGAAGCCAAACTATCTGTTTGCCACTCGTGCGTTGTGTTCGTTGCTGTACCTTGACCAACGGAGTTGAGAAAAGGGGTATCGGTTGGGGAAATACTGTAGATGAGGTCTTGTAAGTCCTCTCTAGCACCTACAGCACTATGGTTTGTAAATACTGCCATGATAATCTCCTAAATCATCTGTTCAAATAACCGGGCCGCATCAGCGACTTTTCCGGTTCGCTTTAACTTGTTTTTTAGCCGTTTGGTTTTCTCAGATTGAATGGAGTCGGATTTGGCAACACCTGCTTTCATCATCTTCGGAGCCTCTTTTACTTTCTTTTGTACATCCGGTTTTGCTGCCATCAACTTATCGTACTGGGATGCTTTCCAGATCGTAATAAAATCACTGGCATCTAATACCCGATTTAACTTTTGCTCCGTATGACCATCGGCCATTGCACTTTTCCACATCTCTTTTTTCAATTCTGCCGCCTTTTCTTCATCTTGAAGATCAGGGATTCGCTCGTGCAAAATCTTTTTCTGCACTTCCAGATGTTTTTCTAAATTGCGTTGATTCTCCGCTTGTTGCTCTTGGGCAAGGCGTTGTCTTTCTGCTTGAAAAGTCTGGATTTGTTTATCGCGCTCCTGGCGTTCTGCTACCTTTACGGCATACTGCAAGGGGTCTGATTCTTTTAAATGATCGATGTTTTCTGCCTGGTTTTGTTGAGTCAAGTGTTGCTCAATCAATTGCAATCTTTGGGCATAGGTATCTCGTACCCGCTGCGCATCTTCAATCTTTTTACGCTCGCCTTCCAAATTACTTTTAATCTCATCTACACCTTTTCTCTCGTGTGCCAGACTTTCTTGTTTTTTGCGAACATCGCGCTCTAGTTGATACGATTTAATCAACTCATCGAGGGTAACTTCAACTTCCTCTCCACTTGCCTTTACACGGTAAGTAGGAGTCTCTTCTTCAAGTGCCTCTTCTTCTTGATTTTCCTCTTCTTCAACTACTGCTTCGGCTTGCGCCTCTGGCTCAACGTTTTCTTCTTCTTTTGGCTCGGCTGTCGGTTGATCAGGTGATGCCTCTTGCTTTTCCATAAGATTTAAAAACGCATTTGCCGCTTGATTCACATCCATCGATTGTGGGGACTCATGCCCTTCTGGGGTAACGGTCTCACTCATCTACACCTCCTTAAAATATTTTCCATCTTTTTTCTTCCATCTTGTCTGCAACTGCAATACATTCAAAATGGGCGTAAATCTGATCGATTGCGCGTATCATGCGAAACGCTTGTTCTCTCGCATCGATATCCTCTATAGAGGAATGCACAATCGTTTGTATATAGTTTTGTTTTAGCTTTTCAATCTCTTCTTTGAAAAACTCATTTTCC